TAATTGCAGGGATGTCATAGCCTATTAAGTTGTGACCAATTAGTTTTGTTGCAGAAGATAACATATCGTAACCTTCTTGCAACTGTGTATTGTCAAATGTAAATACGTCCTTAGTCTCTACGTCTTGGGCCACAATACAAAATATCTTTGTGGGATCTAAGCCGTCTGCTTCTATATCAAATACTAAATTACTCATTTTCTTTTGCCTTTATTGTTTTAAGCTAGTTCCTTTTATTTGGTTCTCTAGGCTTGTTATTACTTGTAGGTTTGTTTCAACATGAAGACCGCTAACTAATTTTCCTCGTAGCGGATAGTAGTGGTCAACTTCGTGTCGAACCCCTGTAACTTTTGTAAGCTGTCGAGCCTTTGCGTATATAGCTTCTATAGCTTCAAGATCAGACCACTCCATTGTACGCTGTTTCACAGCGGCTCTGCGCTCAGCTTTTTTGATGGTGTTTTGTTCTGGATTAGCTTTATTCCAAGCCTTACTATTAGCCTTGCACCTATCTGGATGGGCTTTTCTCCAAGCCTTACCGTATGCAATACTCTTTTCTCTATTATCCTCATACCAAGAAGACCGTGTTAGCCTTGCTTTTTCTACGTTAGCTTTGTACCAAGCACTACTCTTAGATAAAGTGCATACCTTACACATATAGGCGTGTCCATCCTTGGCATTAGTTTGTTTATAAAAATCCGTAAGCTCCTTAACCTCCCCGCACTTGTTACACTTCTTATTCATGTGGACTCCGTGAATCTTTAAGCATCTCTTCGTAGTAGTATGACAGAACGTCATGTTCTATTGCTATTTTTATACCCTCGACAGTGTAATGCGCCCACCTTATAACAGTTATAGGCCTAAACAATTTATTGTGTTTATCTATCTCGAACCCGTTAAAGGTGGTTGTCATATAATGTCTCCCTCAAATTGAGAGGGATCGTAAGCATCTAACTCTCTGAGCCTTCCTGTGTTACCATCATATAAAAGATTGGTAGCTACACCTACATCTCCAGTGTATCTAGACTTCAGTACCCTCACCTTAGTGGTGGAGGCTTCGATCTCATCGTCTGATTGTTGGTTGCGCTCCAAGGAAAGAACACAATCACTTAGCTGAGCAATACTCTGGCTACCTCTAAGGTGATTAAGTCCTGTCTCAATACCGTTCTCGTGTCCACGGTTTCCATCAATCCTGCGGAGGTGTGATACAAGAATCATGCCACATCCTGTCTCCTCAACCATCGTTCTTAGTCGATGCATGATTTGATCTATGGCTTTGCGCTCATCGTTTTCAAGGGTGGATAGGACTAACATGTGCAAGTGATCCACTACAATCCATTTACAATCTAATCCAATTATCATGTAGCGTAGCTTGCTAAAGATGTCTTCAAGGTTATTGACTCCGTGGTGTGCATGAATCCATACACGCCCCTCGTTCTCACCCATGAATACTTTCTTAAAACATTCGTCCAATTGATCGGGGGTGTAAGTAGACTTAACGCTGTCTAAATGCAGTTTAGCATCTGCCTCAATCGCCATGATTCCTTCGGCAGTTCGTGACCAGTTCTCTTCAAGTGCTACTACACCCACGTTATCTTTTGTTTTATTTATAAGCCAGTGTTCAAGTTCTCTAGTGACAGAAGATTTACCCAGACCTGTACCACCTGTCAGAGTAACTAGCTCTCCTTCTCGTAGACCTTCTAGCTTTTTATTTAAACCATACCAAGGATAAGGTATCGCTTGTTTTCTTTCAAGCCGTAGTTTCTGATATGCTTCAAGCTGTTCAGACAGATTCAAAACACCAGAAGGTGTATAGACTTTAGCATCCCAGAAAGCACTGACGTATGCCGCATGTCTACCCTGACGCAACATATCATTAGCGTCCTTGTAATCCACGGGCAGTGTCATTATCTTAGCTTTCTTTGGTGTTAATAGTTTTGCTACGGCTTGAGCCGCTTCTTTGCCATGCTTATCGTTATCAAAGTTAATGATAACAGACTCAAAGGATTCAAGGTATTCTAGGCTATTCTTAACATCACCTACGCCACCTTGCGCCCCTGACTTTATAGAAACGACAGGCCACTTAGAACCAAGTAGCTCGTAAGCGGCCATGCCATCGCATTCACCCTCTGTTAAAGTTATAAATCTACCGCCTGCTTTAAACAGATTTTCTCCAAACAACCCCACCTCTTTTGGACTACCTGTCCACGCAAACTCTTTGTTCTGTTTACGTATCTTAGTACCTGCTAACTCGTGTCCATTGTAGTAGGGGTAGTAGTGCTTATCAATCTTACCATTTAGTAGTGTTGACTTTACCCCATATTTCTTAGCTGTTTCTAAGCTTATCTTTCGATCAGTCAATTCATTAAACGTAGCTGTTGAACTATTGTTCATCTTGCTGTTCCTTTGATGTATTTCAAACTCCGTTTCTACATCATTGTGTTGCACTTCCGCTGTGCTATAGTTTGGTAAGTATGTCCTGCAACTGAAGCAGAACCCAGAGCCATTGTCGTTAACTGAAACTGGGTCACTGCCTCCACAAGCGGGACAAGGTAGCTTGTGTTTAACAAAAGGCATACGCCTTACTCCTATTTGTTACCTCGTGTTTCCTCGTCAGCGGTAGCCTCAATGATAGCCTCGTCTACTAAATGCTCATCCATGCTACCAGTTAAAGTCATAATAGATGCACGAGCGAGTGTAACATTCAACTCTGCCTCTCGTAACTTACCCTGTGCATTCACTAGTACTCCAAACACTGACTGTCCTTCGGGTGATAGTTGCCCTACGTCATAAGTCACATCGTCTTTGATGTAGGTGTATTGTGGTGCGTCACTCATAGTTCATCCTCCATAGATGGTTCTGCTGTTATACCCAGTTCTTCGCCATCAGGTGTCCCGACTTCTACTAGATCAAGCACTTGCATAGCTTGGAAGTCTAGACCCTTGAAAGTCCCATACTTGTTTGTGGTTTCCCACTCATTGTACTGAACTCTCACAGTGGAGCCGTTACCTACACGAGCATCCAAAGGATTCTTATACTGGTCGATAAGCTTTGGAGCCTGTCTTACCATACCGTTTGGCCCTTCGACCTTACGCTTAATTAAAAGAGCAGGGCCTTCCTCCATGTCTTTAATGCTGAATCCACGCGCCTTAAAATCTTCAGCGGTAGCTTCATCAACAACCAAGTTGACTGAATAGATAGGTTCAAAGGTTGTGTTGGGTGTTGTGACTGATGCCCAGTATGCTGAGCCTTCGAGTATTGCCATGTTACTTTCCTCTGTTGGTTAAAAATAGAGCGCACATATTACCACACTCTTGTAAGTTTGTCAAGTTATATTTTATTTATCGCTATAACAGTTATAATTATTGCCGCTATAACTGCTACAAGTATTAAACCTTTCCAATCATCGGAGTCTTTGTAATCAAAGTTACTCACCTTCGCTCTCCTTTTTAAGTTCTGAAATCATTAGCTCAGAAACATACCAAAGCTTTACTGCATATACACAAGCTGTTATAGATACTATTGCTAATAACATATTCATATTTTTATCCTTTTAAAACTAAAATAACATTTATGATTGTGAGCAGTGCGGCCAACACAACCATAGTCCTAACTGTCTTAATAAATCTAGACTCAAACTTACTTGTCATCTCTGTCTTCTCTTCTTGAATCCAGTTTGCCATCTTCAACAAGGTATTGGAGCATACCGATTTCATTGAGTCTTTGTTTATGCTTATCTTTTCTAACACTTGATACCTCCGTTACTAATCTCTGGCCTCAAAAGCCTGACCAATTGTAATAATAATAAAAGGAAATAAAATTATCACGCCTTCAAAAGATGCGGGCCTAACTCCAAACCAATCATCACTGCTCACCCAAATAGGGCGACTATCTACAAACTCTAGATCAAGTCCGACACCGTTCCGTAGTCCAATGCTGAATGTAATGTTACCAAATAAATTTATTGTCATTATTTACTATCCTCAAGTTGTTGATTAATATTATATGAACTTGGAGAATAACCAAACATTGAGGCAGTCTGATAGATAATGTGTTCAACCAAATCCATATCTACATCAGAGTTACAATGTATCTTATAAGCACCCCCACTCTGTGCGGCTTCTCTCAAAGAAGAGTAATCGCCTGTTCTGTATAGATTAATTTCCATTTTATTTCTCCGTGTATGGCTTGATGTACTCGCCAACAGTTAAGTCAGACGATGTGATGTGGTTTATAACTACCTTCCACTCACTGGGCGTCCAACGTGTTTTCTCACCACAAACTAAATCTAATATAGCGTTTTCTAGTTCGTGATCATTACGCTCAAAGATATAGCGCACCTTGAGATGCGCTTTAGAGTTTAAATTGAACGGTGCATCAGCTAACTTCATGCCGCCAACCTTAGTACGCTGTTAGAGCTTACAGCCTGTCTTATTACTTGCTGACGATCATTCTGGATTGATGCTATGTTGCGCTCACTGGACTGCCGAACAACACCAAAGTGTGTTGACCAATCAGTCATCGCATTGTACACAGCCCAATAGTTAGAACCTAAACGATTTTTATATACCGCAGTGTATACTCTCCAGATATAGTTGAGATTCTCGTTACGTCTTTTTAGGTTGTGTATAACATCGGCAGGGCTGTAACCAACATCAAGACCACTTGTATTTATGTTGACATTGAGTGCATCAGCAAAGAATAAAAAGGCTTCCATGTCACACACCTTCATACCCTGCCATTGTCGCCACAGATCACGCTCTCTGTTAAAGACATCAAGGGACTTGACAATGATATTAGCACCATGCTCTATGTCCAAGGACTGTGTGTGCTTAGCCTTGTAGATCGCTACCTCGCCACTGACAAAGACCTGTAGATTTGTACACGCTGACTGTAAAGCGGCAACGCTAATCATAAACGGCCAAGTACCGTCAAAGGATGATGTCGATAACAAACTAAGACTAGCTGTATCTCCGTCACCAGTTTGATAGCTATGGGCAGGGAGGTTGTACTGTACAAAACATCTAGCACCATCGTGGCTAGTTTTTATTTGCTCTGTAAGTCCAACGGTATTTAGATCAGAACGCTCCAAGATATTTCGGGTATTGTCGATCATCTTCTTGGGTGCTACAGGCTTATAGCCATGACCATGTATACCTAACTCTGCGCTGTTGTCAGTTCTGTAGATAACAGATTTAGAGCTTGGTATAAGCCACTTATCTCCAGAGGCATAAGTTAAAGGCGCAACAGCTATATCAAAATCAGCCGCACCATATCCACCATCCCTTAAACCTTGGACAGCACTTGCATTTCCAAACATATTTAATACTGTATTCATCTTACTATTTCCTATTTAAGTTTTGTGATTGTATGTTAACACATATAAACATAAATGTCAACACATATTTTATATAAATACAACTTGACTTTGAAACAAATCTGTGCTATAATAAACTTTATAGTTTTAAAGATATTTTTTTTTCTTCTGTAAAAAACAATAACAAAAAGAAAAGAACAATCGCTTTAAAGATTTACATAGACTCTATAGAGACATATCTGTTTCAACTTCAAGTGCATAGTCTTCCTCATCTACATAGGTATCATCATCCTCTATACCATAACGGTCACACAAATTATTAATTAACTCTTCGTTATCGGGTTCATTTTTATTCATCCTCATTGATCTCCTTTTCAATTAGCTCCGCTGATACAGGAGTTGTTTCTACAACACTAATACCATACTTGTTCCAATGCTTTCTGATATTAGGGTTGTTGGCATACTGCTGAGCCTCTTCAGGGCTTGATGCCGCAACATCTACATAGTACCCAAGCAATTCAGACATGAGTACTTTGTATTTGTATACTGGTTTTGATGTATCTATGATACCTTTCACTGGTTCATAACCTCCATAGTAAGTGCTAACTGTTCCTGTATGGTACGTAGTCTGCGAAAGTCACGACTTAGAACATCACTTGCTCTGTCGCTCAAGTCTTCAATATTCATATCAGCATGAAGACAGTTCCGCATCTCCTCCAGTATAGCTATTAGAACTTCATAATTTTCTTCTGTAAGTACTGTTGCATCTCCTTTAAGTGTAATCATTTCTTACCTCTCTATTGTAACTTTAAATTCAGTTGCATCTAGCTCTTCTTTAACAGCATCCATGACCTTGGTTTCTAGTGCATCATCTATCATCACTTCGATGCTGTATGTATCTGGTATGTCTTCTGTGGTTTTTTCTACTTCATACATTTCAGATTCTAGTGTGTCAACTCTTTCGGTTAGTTCGTCAAGGCTCTCAGAATTATCTTCATTTTCTTTGCTTTCTAACTCTGCAATTCTATCAGACATTTCTTTAAACTTAGTTTCAAAAACTAAAACTTTACTTGATACTAGGATTCTTTCGTCTATCCAGTTTTCTACTGCTTCTAATAGTGCTTTCATATTACTTTCTCCAGTTCATAATTTATTGATTGAGTGGAAACATCTTCACTGTCTCTTCTATCTAGCTCATTGATAGCCTCCTGCAACGGGACAAGGGCTTCATCATACTTGCCTTTGTGCAGTAAGTCAATCATCTGTGATATTTTATTCATATCATTTAACTCCTGCAATTATATTATCTTTCATGGTTACTTCGGCAAAAAATTCTCTGCCCTGACCTGTAATGTGAGGCCTGTTAGCCCCGACTAAGTAACCATCACTTAAATACTCATTGCCAAACATACTTGTTTCAATATACCTCAAAGGCTTTCCGATGTTTGTTTTCATTTCTTTTTTACTAGCATAATTAAACACTAACATTATATATCTCCAAGTTATAACAGTTATAATTAATTAAGAGCGACCATTATAATCTAATGATCGCCCTTGTGTCAACTACACCCAGTTCCAGATTGCACGTTTAGGCGTTGGTCGCTGAACATACAAGCTCTTCTTGCCCATGTGTATCTGCACAAAGTTATCAGATAGATGCACCTTGTAGCCTCTAGACTTCGAGACTCTCTGACGATATAACGCAGGTGATCCGCCAATGCTAAAACGTGTTTCAATATATTGCTTTTTCATAGTTTACTACTCCAGTTGTTGTGGCCTTTATTGGCCGTTAATAAATTCTGTTAGCCTCCTACGGCTATGATATTGTTGAACTCTGCGACATTTGCACTAGTCACAAAGAACGAGTCTGATCTCTTGTTGTCCTGCTCCCGTTCCTTTTTGTTGCTACCTTTGCGGGTCAGTGTACCTACTACATTACCGTCTAAGTGTCGCAGGTCTGTAGTGTCAAACGATTTCAGACTATGGTTGATCTGTAGTCCGTCATCTTTCAGGCCTTTAGTATTGTAAGCCATAGCAATCCTATGCCCTGCACCCACTGCTTTACGTAGTGCCGACTTGCTTTGAATACTATACATACTACCGCTAAATGTCAAATCATAATTCGGTAATGAATTCTTTCTTACCCTGCTCAATATCTTGGTGTAATCATAAAACAAAGAGTCGGGGCGCTGTAACATTATATCAGTAAAATCTATATCACTTGTACCATTCAATCTAAATAGTGCAGGGATGCCCGTTTTTAAGGCCTTACGCTCCGCCTTATCTATTTCTGATAGTAGGGTACGGGTAAAATTTAAAGGCCTTAGAAGCATTAATATAGTCCTTTTCGTGGCGGCGTTCTGTCCCGTACTCATGCCCAACTGACCGCTAGAAATCAGACATGGAGCTTTACAACCTGCCAATTCTGCAAAACTGCATAGTGTTTCTGTCGCTACTTTGTCGGCAGGTTGAAGATAAAGAATCAGAGTCTCGAACTTATCCGCTCCCTTTTCTACCTTGAGACTACTACCAAACAGTTTACCCTTTTTGTTTAAGTAATTAAGGTTTGACTTTGCCCACTTCTTAGCGTTTGTGTTTATTAGTTTTGTGGCGTTGATCTCTGCCAGTGTTATCGGTTTCATTTTATTTCCTCGTTATAACAGTTATAAATATTTACGGGATCATTAACAATATACAGAATAGAGCGGCTACTGTCAATATCCACAGTGTTAAAATTATAATTGTTTCTGCTTTGCTATGTGGTTCCATTACTCCGATTCTCCCTTGTAATTTAAAGTTAAACAGCTACCATCACTAAAAATAATGTTGGTTTTTTCACTGTACCAATCGCCTGTATCAGATTGTAAAAAATTTACACTACATTCTGGGTCAAACTTTTTAGCTAATTCATAATGACAATCATATTTAAAATCATATTGATTATCATCTATCCAATTAAAAAATTGTTCTGATTTTTTCATGTTATAAAATCCTTATAACAGTTATAAATATTTAACCCTTGTCAGTAATTCCAATATTAAAAAGGCCACCATCAACCATGATATAAAAACCATGATTAAAATCGTATTCAATTCGTGGTCGTCTAGGTTTGGTTAGATTAAATTCTATCACATAATCTGCACCTACCGCCACAAATCCCCGTTCTCGTTCGTCTTCAAACCATGTTGAAGCTTTCATAAAAACAATATCAAGCATAAAAATCTCCAGTTAGTTATAACAGTTATAAAATCTATCAATCAAGACCGCTCAGAATTTGAACGGTCTCTCAGATATACCTTATATCTTTGCGGCCAGTTCCGCAATAGCTTGTTTGAGTGCTGATCTAACTGCGACATCCTTAACAGTTCTTAGATGCTCGCTCAATATTCGGACATTCTCGCTGATCTCCTTAACTTTTGGAGATTGTGGGGCATCCTTACCAATCTCTGAACCTTCGCCACCTTCGCCACCTTTTGAAGATCGGGGAACGACATCAACTATTTCACCATCCTTAACAGTTAGAGCGGGAGCATCTGGATTTCCATTTTCCTTGTTGATTCGCTTACTGATTCGATTTAGTAGGGATCTAGCTACCGCAATGCTTGGTGCATCACCGTTCAAGGCCTCCCAGAATGCGCGTATAAAATTACCAGATTTAACATCCTTCTTATTTATCCAAAGTGTTGTGGCTTCAGTGAGTATGTCGGTCACTTGCCGTTTGTTTTTAATACCAGTTTTAAAACCTCGTGCAAGCTTACCCGCCATCTCAACGGTCATATCTAATTGATTTAAGTTAGTCATATCTATTTACCTATATAAAGTTAATTAATGAAGTGATACCTTAAAACAATGAAATATAATCACTATCATTGATGCGACATAGATTTATATATTTACGACATAACTAATTTTTAATTGGTGTATAAAGGTAATATATCTTGATAGCGACAAAGCTTATCCAATAACGACAAATCGCGATTAGAAACAAATCAATAGTAATGGAAGGGTTGAGCTTAAAACGTCTTAGAATGGATTCTGTGAGGTTTTAGAATCTTTGAAGATTCCTTACAGGAAGTGAGAGAATATATCAAGCTATTAATTTATATAGTCTTTATAGTTAAAAGCTATTGATCTTTACAGACTTTTAAGTCTTTACAGGATTGGTAACCAGATTGCCATAAACTTTTTAGACTTAGCAGTCACAAAGTCTTTAAAGTCTGTGAAGTTTTTCTAGACTTGGAAGTCTTTTTGTGCTTGCGGTCGAGTTTTGAAGTCTCTAAAGAAGGTAGGCAGGTCGCCATGCCCCCTCCCCCCTATATATACACAATCATATACATTTTTACAGGCTTTGGAGTGTCAACCAGATAGCGGCGGGGCTTTAAAGCCTCACAACAAAAAGAAATAAAAGAAAAGGAAAGGATACTAAAAAGGGGGATATAGACAAGTGAGGTGATAGGGTCGCTACAGGCTATATAACCCTGCGGCCTTAATATCTATTATACACCTGAAATTCACTTTTGTCAAGGTTTTTTTAAACTATTTGCAAAAAAGACTTGACAAAACCCCAAAACAGGGGTATACTGTATATATAAGAATAGGAAAGTAATATACATGTCCAAAACAAAAGAGCTTACCACGAAACAGTCATCGTTTCTTGAAAACTTAGTAGTGTGTAACGGCGATACAAAAAAAGCAGGAGAACTTGCAGGCTATTCAGCCGCTTCAGTTCCAAGCGTTGTAAAGAGTTTAAAGACCGAAATACTAGATATGGCTGAAGGCATACTCGCACAGAGCGCCCCTAAAGCCGCTTTAAAGCTCGTAGACATTATGGACAGTGCTGATCCTATACCACAAGCTAATATACGCATACAGGCCGCACAGACTATCCTAGATCGTGTAGGACTAGGCAAGACAGATCGACTTGATGTCAATGTAAATAACAGCGGTGGTGGTTTATTTATTCTTCCGGCAAAGAACGAGACAGTTATTGAAGGTGTTTATGCAGAGGAGAACTAGTAGCACTATTCCTTTTGGTTATGCTATCAACGAAGCTAACCCAGAGTTTGTAGTAGAGATACCCGAAGAACTAGAAGCCTTAAATAAAGTTCTCCCTATGGTTAAAGACAGTGCTATTTCTTTGCGTGAAGGAGCTATGTGGCTTGAACACATTACAGGCCGTAAAGTTTCACACACAGGCTTAAAGAAAATAGCCGACAAGCATGGATAAAGATTGGGATATCAATCCCGACAGCTACTTAAAAGACAACGAAGGAAACTTCATACTCAAAGTAGACGGAACTCCGCGCAAGAAAGCAGGTAGAGCTAAAGGCTCAAAAGGACGAGGCTATACTTACCACTCGCAAACCAAAGCGAAGATGGATGCAAAGAAATCAGTAAGAGAAAAGAACAAAAAGTTAAAAGCCGCTCAAGCTAAAGTAGACAATTATAAAAAGTCAATTACAAAAACTAAAAAGACTTTAAATAAACTAGAAGGCAAAGATGCCTCCAACGTCATAGAAGACGTAGAACTAAAACTAGTTCCTCCTTCTTTAGCAACCGAAGCTCAAGAGGAAGTAATCTTCAAAGCCAACGAAGGCCCACAAGAAGACTTTCTTGCCGCAGGTGAAACAGATGTCCTGTATGGTGGAGCCGCAGGTGGCGGTAAGTCTTATGCGATGTTAGTAGACCCACTGCGATATGCACATAGGTCAGCCCACAGAGGTTTAATACTTAGGCGCTCAATGCCAGAACTACGAGAGCTAATAGACAAGAGCCGTGAGTTGTACCCTAAAGCCTTCCAAGGCTGTAAGTATCGTGAAGTAGAAAAGCTATGGACATTTCCTAGCGGCGCTAAGATAGAGTTTGGATTCTTGGAGCGTGATGCAGATGTTTATCGTTATCAAGGACAAGCATATAGTTGGATAGGGTTTGATGAGATTACGCATTTGCCCACAGAATTCGCTTGGAACTACCTAGCTTCTCGTCTAAGGACGACTGATCCAGACATAGTACCCTACATGCGGTGTACAGCAAACCCCGGCGGTGTGGGCGCTACGTGGGTTAAAAAGCGATATATAGACCCTATACCACCCAACGAGTCCTTTGAAGGCGCTGATGGACTAACAAGAAAATTTATACCTGCCAGATTGCAGGATAATCCTTTTCTTGCTTCTGATGGCAGATACGAAAGAATGTTAAAGGCTTTGCCGCCTACACAGCGCCAACAGCTTTTAGAAGGGAATTGGGATGTTTCAGAAGGTGCGGCATTCACGGAGTTCACTCCAGTACTCCATGTTGTTACACCCTTTGAAATCCCAATAAACTGGGAAAGAGTCAAGGGGATTGACTATGGCTATGCTTCCGAAAGTGCATGTGTGTGGGGAGCATTAGACCCAGAAGATGGAACACTAATCATCTACAGAGAACTGTACAAAAAAGGTCTACTAGGTACAGAGTTAGCAGAGATGTTAACAAACATGGAAATAGAAGACCCGTTCTCAGTTGCAGGTGTGCTTGATACAGCGTGTTGGAGTCGAACAGGTACTACAGGCCCAACAGTTGGAGAAACGCTCTTACGCGCAGGACACAAGCTTAGAAGAGCAGATAAAAACAGAGTTCAAGGAAAGATTCAAATCCACGAATACTTGAAAGTAACGCAAAGCGGTAGGCCACGATTACAAATATTTAATACATGCCCGAACCTGATACGCGAACTTCAAAGTATTCCTCTGGATAAGAGTAACCCCGAAGACGTAAATACTCATGCGCCCGATCATGCTTATGATGCCTTACGTTATTTAATAATGTCTAGACCTAGAATCAATGATCCATTGAGTCAGATGCGACAAATACAAAGAGAACAAGTATTTAGACCTGTTGATTCTACGTTTGGATATTAAATAGGAAAAACCTTTAATGGCAGATGATAATTTTTTTGAAAGTGCAGATAATATTTACCTAGCAGAAGTAGAAGGCGAGAAAGGTTTGAGCTTAGAGCTTGAGCCTGATTTACGTTCTATGCTTGTTGGTTTAATTGAAGATCGTTTTGCAAGTGCCGAAACAGCACGAGAGTCAGATGAAAGACGATGGATGCAAGCTTACCATAACTTCCGTGGTTTATATCCCAAGCACGTTAAGTTCAGAGAGTCCGAAAAATCTAAAGTCTTCATCAAAGTAACAAAGACTAAAGTACTTGCGGCCTTTGGACAACTAGTAGATGTAATCTTTGGAACAGGTAAATTTCCAGTAGGCGTAAGAGAAACACGTATTCCCGAAGGAATTTCTGAGTATGTACACCTTGATAACACGCCAAGTATTGAGACATCCGAAGCTCCAGAAGGTATGTCAAGCCCTACAGAAGAACCAGAAAACCCATTTGATGTTGGATACGCAGGAGATGGTAAAGTACTAAAAGCAGGAGCTACAATGTCAGGCTCCGAAGGTTTATTTGAAAACAAAGTAGAAGGATCAGAACTGAACTTTGTTGATGGCCCCTCTCCTAATCCTCAAATGCTTGAAATGTCTCCTGCTAAAGAAGCCGCAAGAAGAATGCAGGAGCTTATCCACGATCAAATCGAAGAATCTAATGGCTCTAGTGAGCTACGTAATGCGCTTTTTGAATCCACCCTTTTTGGAACAGGTATCGTAAAAGGCCCATTCAACTTTAATAAAACATTAAGTAGATGGACTGTTGATGAAGAAACGGGTGAAAGGACTTATAACCCTATGTCTGTTCGTGTTCCACGTATTGAGTTTGTTAGCATTTGGGATTTCTTTCCTGACCCCAACGCTACCACTATAGAAGAATGTGAATATACTTTCCACAGACACAAATTAAACCGCTCACAAATGAGAGCTTTAGCGAAGTTACCCTACTTCAATAAAGATCAAATTCGTGAGTGCTTATCAATGGGGCCTAATTACGAAGAAAGAGATTACGAGACTGAGCTAAAAGATGATCAAAGAACAGAAGATTATGGTTCAGAAAAGTTTGAAGTTCTAGAGTACTGGGGAATTATGGACGCAGAACATGCCAGAGAAGTAGGCATGGAATTACCAGAGGATGTAGACGATTTAGATGAAGTACAAATTAATGCTTGGGTTAGTAATGGTAAGCTTTTGCGTGGTGTTGTTAACCCATTTACCCCGTATAGGCTCCCCTATAATGCTTTCCCATACGAAAGGAATCCGTATAGTTTCTTTGGAATCGGAGTCGCTGAAAACATGGACGATTCCCAACAGATAATGAACGGCCATGCACGTATGGCAATTGATAACCTTGCGCTATCAGGCTCATTAGTATTTGATGTAGATGAATCTGCACTTGTTGGCGGTCAAAGTATGGAAATTTACCCCGGCAAAGTCTTTAGAAGACAAGCAGGTCAAGCAGGCCAAAGCATTTATGGCATGAAGTTCCCAAATACTTCTCAAGAAAATATGATGATGTTTGACAAATTCCGACAGCTTGCAGACGAACAAACAGGAATACCTAGCTACTCGCATGGTCAAACAGGCGTACAAAGCATGACACGTACAGCATCAGGTATGTCAATGCTTCTAGGTGCGGCAAGTTTAAATATTAAAACGGTTGTTAAAAACCTAGATGATTTTTTACTCAAGCCTTTAGGCCAAGCATACTATCAATGGAACATGCAGTTCTTTGAAGGCAAGTTAGGCACAGAAGGCGATTTAGAAATACATGCTATGGGTACTAATAGCTTAATGCAAAAAGAAGTACGTAGTCAACGATTGACAATGTTCCTTCAAACTGCACAAAACCCTGCGATTGCACCGTTTGTTAAAATATCTAAAATTGTCAGTGAGCTTGCTTATAGTCTTGATCTTGATCCAGATGAAATATTAAATGATCCAGAAGAAGCGGCAATCATGGCACAAATAATAGGAGCGCAAAATGTTGGACAAGCAGATGGCAATCAAGCTGTCGCCCCTGACGAGCAACAAGGAGCTATGGGAGGCGTTCAAGGAGCATCTCAACAACCTCAAGACCTTGGAGTTACAGGCACTGGTGGTGGCAACATCGGAACTGGAAATGTTCCGCAAGCAGGGGAAAGTGAGTTCTCTGGTTAATTTAGAGCAACTAAAAGAACAAATAGCAGAAGCTAAAAACAGAACAGAGGATTAATAACATGCCACAAGGTAAAGGTACATACGGAAGCAAAGCAGGACGACCACCTAAAAAAGAAAAATATATGGGTGGAGGACATTCAATGCTTAGTCGTTATGACGAAGGTGGCGAAGTAAGCGAGAGATACGCTAACATGAATGTAGATCAATATCGTGCTGAGTTACTAGAAAGAGAAATAGAAAGCGCAACCTTTGGCGCTCAAAGCGATGAAGAAGTAGCTACGGGAATGCAAATGGCTCAAAAAGCTATAGATAATATGTCTGACGAAGCAATAGAAGAAAAGCTAGTTCAAGAAAGACAAAGTGAAATGGATGCTAATATGGACATAGGTGAGCAAAACTATTATAGAAATAAAAAAGAAGGCATGATGAGCGGCGGTAAAGCTATGTACGCAGAAGGTTCTATGCTTGTACCACCAGAAATGGAAATGCCTGTAGACACCTATTCTAATATCCCCGAAGACGAAATGGCAGAAGCAAAAGCTTCACAGCTTCCAGACGATGAAATGGAAGATAAGTATTTAGAGTACGTACTTGACGAATCTTTAGATCAAAACGACCAAGAATATTTAATGAATGCTCTAGATGGTGATGAGCGTTTAAGCGGCATCTTTGATAAAGTCATGGATGTAGCAGGAGAATTCTCTGGCGAAGGCGAAGTAGAAGGCCTTGGCACTGGAGTATCAGATTCGATTCCCGCAAGGTTATCGGACGGTGAATTTGTTTTCACCAAGAAAGCAACCGACCAACTAGGCGCAGATAAGCTTCAAACTATGATGGATGATGCTGAACGTGCTTATGATGGCGGTTACATGAAGAAAGCGTTTGGAGGACTAACTGATAGCGGAATGTCTGAAATCGAAGAAGAAGACGAAGAGTCTGTTATTCGATCTAGGATGATAAGCGCAGATAGTATGCCAAGCAACAAAAGGAGATAAGGCTACTCTATTTATAGACCCCTTATCATTTTAAAACCTAGAGGCCACCTTGAAGTATCAAGACCCTGTATTGTAAACGCGAACAGTACAGCCACCTTGAAAGACTAGCAAGCCCCAAAAGGAGAGTGACAATGACAACTGCAAGTGAAATGATAGACGAACCAGAAGCAAATCCATACAATGCTAGAAAAGATTGGCATGAGGATGTAAAACCTACAAACTCAGGAAGCGCAGACGGGTTATATTTTGAAAGACCTACGAAGGCTACCTCCAGTGACGAAGAGTCTACTGAAGCCCCCAAGCAAGGAAAACAAAATACTAATTATAAAAAAAGATATGATGACTTAAAAAAACACTATGACGAGAAGGTAGCGTCTTTTAAACAAAAGGAACAAGAACTAAGGGCAATGGCACAAAGTAGCGAACCTGCTTATGCACCGCCTAAAAGTGTCGAAGACCTAGAACAGTTTAGAGAACAATATCCTGATCTATATGAAACTGTAGAGACTGTTGCACACTTACAAAGCGAACAACAAGTCGAAGCAATTAGAAGCAAGCTCTCAGCCATTGAAGAAAGAGAGGCCGCTATTGCACGTAGAGAAGCTGAATCAGCCCTACACGCACAGCACCCCGATTTTGAAGATATACGAGGCGATGAAAAGTTTCATAACTGGGCAGAAACTCAACCCGAAGCAATTCAGGATTGGATTTATAATAACCCAAACAATGTTAATTTAGCCATCAAAGCTATTGATTTATATAAATTAGAAAATGGTCTAGCTAAAAACACAAAGCAAAAGTCAAGGAAGTCACAATCTTCCAAATCTGCGGCAGACTTTGTATCTACCAAAACAACAGGTGTAGATGCTAAAGAACCAAAGATATGGACACAACGGGAAATCGCGGCGTTGTCCATGAGAGATTTTGATAAATATGAAGCTGAAATTGATCAGGCTATCATGGAAGGACGAGTGCGATAATTTTTAATTATTGTCTTTTAGGAGTAACATAACATGGCTTTTAACCAATCAGATCAACTTTTTGAACAAAGTACAGATACCAACGGAAACTTTGGTAACTCTGTTTCAGGGCAAACTAATGCCTTTTTCATGCCTTCAATCTATTCTAAGAAGGTTCTTAATTTCTTCCGTAAGTCTTCAGTAGCGGAAGCAATTACTAACACCGATTATGCAGGTGAGATTTCTGCTTATGGTGACTCTGTAAAGATCATCAAAGAGCCAGAGATTACAGTTTACCAGTATGAGCGTGGTGCAGACGTAACTCAAACTAAACTAACTGATGCAGAAACTACTCTCATTGTAGACGTAGCTAACGCTTTCAAATTTAAAGTAGACGACATTGAAACTTCTATGTCTCATGTTAACTTTAAAGAAGTAGCGACTTCTTCAGCGGCTTACGCTTTGAAAGATGCATTTGACGCAGGCGTAATCGCTAAGATTATTGCAGGTGTTTCTGCGGCTAGTCCTAACCATATCATGGGTTCTGATAATGCTACTGACCTTGCGGAAGGTACTTTTGATGGAACTGGTAACTTGGATATTGGTTTTGGTTCAAGTGAGCATGACCCAATTGATGTTCTTTCTCGTATGGCCCGTCTACTTGACGAGCAGAACGTACCAGAAGAAGGTCGTTGGTTCCTAGCTAACC